GCCAGCAGCCGCCGCTGCCTTACGGATATAAACCGTAGCGTTAGCCGAGGTTGCAGTCGTATTGGTAATAGAGATTGTTGACACAATAGCCGATGTTGCCGATGGTACTGTATACAAGTCAGCGTTAGATGTATTTGCAGGAGCCGACTGTCCTAGGATTTTATATGCTGTTGCCATTTGTTATGCTCCCATGTTTAGAAATGATGCCACGTTAGCGACATCTGCTGCTGATGATTGTGTTGCTAGTACCGACGTATCGGTAATTCCATGTACTGAGGTAGTTGCCGCATAATGGTTCTGGGCATCTGTTAAATCTTGGGCCGTAATGACGTGTCTCGCTACAGCGCCAGGGCTATGAGCCTGAGCGGTAGTGCCGTTGTAAGCACGTTGAATGGTAAGCACTGCCCCAACATAAGAAGTAACTAACACTAATTCTTCACTAGACGTGTTGTAATCTAACGCAAGAACAAATTGATTACCGCTAGTAGGATAACCCACTGGGGTAGTAGATAAAGTAACGCTTGTAGAACCGCTGGTAATGCCCACCGCTACAGTATTATCTACCGCCGTTGCTGAATAGTAACGTGTCATTTATTGTCCTTTAACTTGAGTAGTGTGTACGTGGTGGGAATTGTTCTTGCAAACGTCTTACTTCAATTAACAAGCGTTGCTGGTAAAGTTGTTGTATCATTCGCCCAATGTTGCCAGCAGATCCAATAGGATCGTTGGCACGCATAGCATCTGATTCAGCAGAAAACGCTGGCACACGTCCAAGATCAAGATACATCGCTGTGCGATAGGCTGCGCCAAGAATAATTACTTCACGGGCCGAGTCAGACAAGCCAGTAGTTGCTGCAAAATCATCAGTATCATATTGCATAATTGTTGGCTTCTTAGTATAAGTAACTTGTACTGTACGACCTGGAATAATGCCTTCACGAATGGAAATGGTTTTACCACTATTCCATGTGACTGGGTTGGCCATACGATCTAAACGGTAATGACGAATTGGTAGCCATTCAAGGGATGGCCCAATGGTCTGCCAAGACAATCCAATAACATCAATGGCTTCTTGTGGAAGCGCATAGGTAGTGCGAGAAGCAACCCAAGTAAAGGTTGTGTAATAAGTACCAAACAAATCTGGGTAGACACCATCAATAGCAAGGTTAATGTTTCGTCGGATTACAGACCGCGGAAAGGAAGGCGCGATTGTGACACGGCTACCAACGGTATGTGGTACCGCTACCGTATCTCGAAAACCTCTACCATAACTAGGAATTGTTGCCGTATTAGTTGTACGGTCAAATGAATCTACCCAGATTAGTTCATCATCAATCTCAACCATACCGCGAGTCAACACAGTGCCATCATTAACAATAAACGATAAGTCTGTTGCTCCCATAACAAAGGGAAGAAATGTAGCCTGATCTTGACGCTGCGTGTAGCCCGTTAAGGCTAACTGCGTTTCGTTAATAACATCTATAAATTGTGTCACGATGCAATCCTTGCTGCTGCTTCGGCTTCACCAATACCGTATGTACCAGCAAGTAGGTTTAATATACCAGGTATGTCTTCGTAATAATTTTTTCCACTATTACGAAAAGCATAAATCAGATTTAATACGTCAATACCACGCGTGGCTTTATGGCCTGGAATTGCAATGTCGCCCCAACGAACAGCAGCACCATCAAAATCATATTGCGGTACACCATTAACAATGGTGCCAGCAAGACGGTTCATGTGATAAACCGCAGATAACCCGCCATAATTTGCCATTTATTTATCCTTTCGTGGGAAAAGTTTAATTACTTAGTGCCGCCGACACCGTTATATTCACCATAAGGTGTTTTGGTTGGCTTGCCAGTTAGATCCTCTGGTGTGCCACCAATTGCATTTGCATTACATCCGCATTCTTTACACATAATTATCCTTTGACTTTCTTTAGGTTTGGATTCTTTTTCTTTGCTGCTGGTGATGCGTTACGAGTAGCAGATGCCAAAATGGCTCCTGCATTCTTCATAGGTACGCCAGACTTTTTGGCTATGGACTTTTGCGCTGCCGCAAATCCCATACCTTTTTTTGCTGCTGCCATTATATTTGTCCCGTCTCTTTCATCACCGAAGCGTGGCGCTTGGTAATTATCTTTGCTGCTGGCATAGTGCCAGCATCGTAAGCAGTGCCTAATGTGTCACTGGCTGCTTTCGCTTCATTAATAGCCTTCATGGTTGTGCCAGCAGGTTGAATACCCTGTGAACGTGCTTCCTGATAACTATCTAGTTCGCCTACCCATTTTTTGTTAGTCATGGAATCTGCTCTACCAGCGTCACCTGCATTTAATTCTAAAGTTGCTGCCTTGCAAGCAAAACATCCATCAACATAAGATTCATGCCCATCATGTTCAGATGGAACTTCTATCAAAACAAAAGGTTTATCACTTACAGCGTCGCAATTTGTGCAACCGTAGGCTACTGGAATCGAATCATGGTTTGCGTTTAGTCCCCATGTTTTTACTTTGCTTACGTGCTGACATTCGCTCATTGATTACCTTTTCCATAAAATCTATATTACGTTGGATTCGTTCTTGCTCTGCGCCATTGGCCTTGCCTGCTTCTTTAGCAAAGGTCAATGCTTCTGGAATATGACCGAGATTATAGGCCGCGACGCCTGCAAGATCGTAGGCTTTCCAATCCCAGACTTCGCTTTCGTAGCAGTAATGGACGGAGCGAGGAAGGTCCAAAACTGCGAGAGAAGCATCAAGACACCTTTGCCATTCTTTTTTTCTATAAGCGTCTATTGCTACGCCATAATGTGATTCACCTTCATTGGGTAGAATCTCAACACCTTTGTCATAATAAAGCCGAGCATTATCTTCATCACCTAATTGGTGATAAGATTCAGCAACCCATCTACAAACGGCTGCGGATTCAACATTCCAACCATTTAGTTCAAGTTTGCGTTTACCTGCATCAATTACTTCTTGCCATCTTTGATTAAAGTAATACTCTCTGCACATATATGTCCACATGCGTGGATCGTCTGGATACTCTTTAACACACAGTTGCAGTATTGTTAAATACTGACTGCGAGACTTGTTAGCATCTGGTATATGTTTAATAACGGCATCAAGGATTTCAATTTGTTTGACTTCTTCATTGCCGTAATAAATCTGTATTTCGTGGCATGGATATTTCCAATGCCATCCATGACGGTTATGCAATCTATCCCTGTGCCATGTGGCTCCAGTATCCATTGTAATCCAACCAATGATTGAATCTTTACGCCAGGCTTTGCGAACCTTATCAAAGAATCCTTTGTTAGGAACTTCGTCAAGATCCAAGATTACACAAACATCTGCGTCTGCTGGCACCAAAGCCAGCGCCGCATTCCTAGCGTCATCAAACCGCCAAGGCTTTATGGATATATCATAAACCGTTGCGCCCAGTTCCCTGAGCCTTTCTGGTGTACCATCGGTTGATCCAGTATCTGCCACTATGATATAATCTGCACCCTTGCAGGCTTCCATGTATCTTTCGACGTGCAGTATTTCGTTAAGTGCGATAGAGTAGACTGCAATCTTCATGGTATAAGTCTATCACATACCACCAAAAAGCAAGCCAGAAACAATTGGGTCCATAGCGTGGTTTGGAGCAGTCAAGTTACCCGCTGAGTCAATCTTTGCCAATACCGCACCGCTTGAATCTTGCCATTCAGTAAGGTTTGCAGTTTGGGAAGCAGCACCTTTAATTTTTAATACAACGTTTGCAGGGGTAGTATTTAGTATTTGGCTTGAACTTGATGACGAAAATCCATTCATTGAAGTATAGCCATATGTCGCTACTGAAAACCAAGTAGTTCCGTTGGTTTTCAAAATTAAAAGATTTTGTGATGAACCATTGGGCACATTTACCGTTAATGGTGCAACGCTTGTAGATGTTGGTGCAAAGGTATTAGCAGCCGTAAAGGTATTCGTTGTAGCCAATTCAGGTACAATGGTTGTATCCACAATCAGGTTACTTGCTGAAGTAGTAAGTCCTGTGCCAACATTGAGTGCAACAGTTTGTGTGCCTGAGTTGTAAGTAACTGGGGCAGTTGCCGTTACTACACCTGTTGGACCTGTTGCACCAGTATTACCCGTATTACCTGTATTACCAGTGTTACCCGTATTACCTGCAACACCCGCACCTGTATTACCAGTATTACCTGTATTTCCTACGGCACCCGTTGGCCCTGTAGGGCCAGTAACGGTGCTTGCAGCACCCGTGTTACCAGTATTTCCCGTGTTGCCCGTGTTGCCCGTGTTACCTGTGTTGCCTGCA